GGTTGGGTTTGCGCGGATAATTATCCTGCGACTGCTTGTGCTCGTGTCGGTTGGTCTCAAGGAGAGCTACATGACAATACCATCAAAGAACTTCTAGAGCGCAGCAAAATCCCAGTGCCAGTGACTTCAGCAGAAAGTATTCTAGAGCTTAAAAACGAAATAGTTGAGCTGAAGAAAACTGTAGCGGCATTAGCTAAGAAGATTAAAAGGTAAAATGAAAAAGAAGCTGTTTCTTAAAAAAGATCCAGAGTATCTAACAGTACTCACAGATGAAATGAAAAGAGACGTTGTGCGTATCAGAGGTATACTAGACACTCGTGGCTATGAAGCAGCAGAAGCCACGATAGTTAAAGCTTGGGAAAAAGTCTCAGATGATCGCCTGTGTATGAGCTGGCTACCAACAGAGCATATGACGGGAGACCTTGTATTCACAGCAATAATGAACTATCTAACAGAATGAAACACCTACTAGTAAACGCAGTAGTAACACCAGACGGTACAAGACTTCAGTCAATGCACAGGCATGATTATCAAGAGCATGTTGACGCTAATGGTGAAACGTATGTCACTGACGGAGGTATGAGCTATCTGAGACGTAGCGTAAACAAAGTGCCTGCTAAAGACGCTTCAGTATACTCAGATGATCCTCATGAAACGATTCGCGAAGCATTTCGTTGGGGTACACGAGGTCGTGGAGGATTAAATCCAATTGAGTGGAAGATCTTGTCCACACTTGAAGATGATCACATCGAGGCGATCCTAGAAACACAGCGACAACTAGCAGCACACATCATAAAAGTATTCAAAGACGAACAACAATTCAGAAAAAATGAACTTACCAAAACTCTATAAGCGTACCGTAACCGGAGCAACTCAAGAATGGCAGATCTTTTTCGCAGATGGCGAATACTATACTGTCAGCGGTCAAACAGACGGCAAGAAAATTACTAATGCTCCTACGGTCTGTAAAGGCAAGAATCTAGGCAAAAAGAACGAGACAACTAACGAACAGCAAGCAGAGCTTGAAGCAAAGGCTAAGTGGCAAAAGAAAGTTGACGAGGGCTACACTGCTGACGTAGACGCTGCTATATTTGGTGCAGCTCCGTTGAGATATAATCCTATGCTTGCTAAAGACTACGAGGACTATGCAGACAAGTTAACCTTCCCTGTATATAGTCAGCCAAAGCTTGACGGTCTACGGTGCATCATTACCAGGCAGGGAGCATTCAGTAGGCAGTGGAAGCCTTTTGTTACATTAGATTATGTGCAAAAAACTCTTGAGTCTGTGTTCGTTGCTAACCCTGGACTGATTGCATTCGACGGCGAAATGTATTCTCACAAGCTCAAAGATCGCTTTGAGGAAATCGTAAGCATTGTAAAGCAACCCAAGGCTTCAGCTGAAGATCTGGAAAAGTGTAAAAACAATATTCAGTATCATGTGTACGACGCTGTGTTTGAGGAAGCCCATAGCTTTAGTGCGCGTATAAACGCAGTAACTATGCTACTGCGTGAATTGGACAGCCCATATATCAAGCTTGTGGAAACAGACCGCATCCGAAATCAAGACGATCTTGATGCGATGTATCAGCAGTATATGCAAGAAGGCTATGAGGGTCAAATGATTCGCACACCTATGTCATTGTATCAGCATAATCGAACCAAAGATCTATTAAAGCGTAAGGATTTCCACGACGCTGAGTACGAGATCATAGGCTATAAAGAAGGCAAAGGCAGTCGTGAAGGCTGTATTATATTGCGGCTCGGTATGGCTGACGGCACTGAATTTGATTCTGTGCCTGTTGGCGGTGTAGAATATCTGCAAAGATTGTGGCTTCGTCGAGAAGACCTGCTGGGCTTGCGGGCAACTGTCAAGTACCAGAACCTCAGCAATGACGGCATTCCAAGGTTTAACAACACAGTAAAAATCAGAAATCATAAACTAGAGGAAATGGTATTCTAATGAATGCATTGAGAGAAAAGATAGATAACTGGGTGGGTGAATTCTATCCAGACTCTGAAATACTAATAGCTGATGGATTTGAGGAAGCTTTTGTGGGAGTAGCTGTTCAGTTTGATAAACCCTTAGCAATATTTGATCGACAAAAGTGTATCGAAATACTTATGCGTGACATGAGTGAAGATGAAGCATATGAGTATTTTGAGTTCAACGTCAGTGGAGCATATGTTGGTGAAAACACACCGGCGTTCATGGAGTTCTTTAAACCTGAGACAAATCAATAAATAAAATTATGAAGAAAATTACACTAGAAGAAGCATATAGCGAATTGTTAGAAAACTGCACAGCAATCGTCTGGGGAGAAGATGGCTGTGTATCATATCCAGGTCTTTATGATTTGGACGGAGATGAAGATAACTGTTTCCTTGAATTGAGTTGCGGGGAAGATGGGCCATCATTGCAATTCTTTGAAGGTAATAATGAAATGGTTATTATCGACGGCCATAGGATGCTGTTGATTGATGGTGATAATGAAACTCAAGAGCTTGTTCTTCTTGATTCTAAGGATCTGGAAGAACCGTTCGTAAACCGACTTGAAGACCTTGAAGAATAAACTTAAAGTGTTGGTGTTACGTGGGTTACCCGCCAGCGGAAAATCGACGTTTGCAAAAGACTTTGTTGATCGAAACCCTGGATGGTTGAGGATAAACAAAGACGATCTCAGGGCAATGCTCCACAACGGTAAGTGGAGTAAAGATAATGAAAAGCAGGTATTGCTCATGCGCGACAGCATGATTATCGGAGCCTTGAGTAGAGGATACTGTGTAGTTGTTGATGATACGAACTTCGCTAGTCAGCACATTACAAATATTCAACTCATCGCCGAGGATTATAAAGCAGACTTCGAGGTAAAGGACTTTGATGTTCCTCTTGAAGAATGCTTGAAGCGTAACAGTGAACGTATGCCCAGGGTGCCAGATAAAGTCATTCTGGACATGTATAACAAGTATGTATTACCTAACAAACCTAAAGTTGAAAATAACAAAGATCTACCACCGTGTATTGTATGCGATCTTGACGGCACGCTCGCAATTCATGTAGATCGTGGTCCGTTCGAGTTCGAGAAATGCTACTCTGACGAGGTAAATGAGAGTGTGCTGGGCTGTATAGACGCAATGACTAAACGAGGATTCAAGTTAATCTTCGTCAGTGGTCGTCAAGATAGTTGTCGAGACGAGACAGTGCGTTGGTTGAACGATAAGTGTTGGCTTAGCTCTGGGTACATATTGTACATGCGAGCTACAGGCGACAACAGAAAAGATAGCATAGTGAAGGAAGAGATCTATAAGAACGATATTCTTCCTGAGTACTATGTGGAGTTTGTGCTAGACGACAGGCAACAGGTCGTCGATGCATTGCGCGAAATGGGATTACAAGTATGGCAAGTTGCACGCGGAGATTTTTAAAATATGAATAAATTTACTGAAGAACAAATTGAAAAGATCAAAAGCACGCATGCAGAGGTATGCGATCTACAAAAAACGCAAGACAAGTTGTTTGAGAAACTAATCAAAGACCTGGAATTTGAGGACTACTCTAATGCTTGGCAGGAGGATTCCGATTGCTATATATTCAAAGATGATAATCCTGCCAATTGGTTGTTTGATACAATTTTCAATACGGCTAGCGATGAACTAGATGATTCCATTAAAACCATGGAAAAGCACTGGGGAATGTACGACCAACGCGATTAGCATTATTAAAGTTTAACTGTAGTCTTGCTGCGGCTCCTTAAAACTAGGGAGCCGCAGTGTTTTCAAGCAAGTAACCATAACAATAAATTATATGAAACAATTCATGTACTTACTCGACAATGGTTTCGTCGTAAGAGAAAGAGAGATCGGTGGTGAGATGTGCTATCTTGTATTTCCATCTTCTTTGGGTGTTAAATGGACCAAAAATAATTTGATATACAGAAGCAGTATCTGGACCGCAGATATGAAACCTGTGTCGCTAGGATTCAAGAAATTCTTTAATCTTGGGGAAGCGCCTGAACTTGTAAGAGACCCTCGAAGCAGCGATATATTGCTTGGCGGATCTGTGGTAGAGAAGATCGACGGTTCTTGTCTCATCGTAAGTAGGTTTAAGGGGCAGTTGATTTGCAGGACCAGAGGCACCTTCGATGCGAGGGAAAAGCCTACAGGAAATGAGCTAGACTATCTGGAAAAGAAGTATCCAAAAGCTTTCCAAAACGACGATCTGGAAAGCGAGCAATACAGTTACATATACGAGTGGACGACTAGATCAAATCGTATTGTTGTGGATTATGGTGAGGAGCCAAACATACGACTAATCGCTCGAATCTCCCATCAAGACTATCGCTACTCTTATCAAACCGTACTGGATGGGATAGCTCAGGATATTGCTGTAAGTAGGCCGTACAGGTTGCTAGCTACTGGTGTGAGTATGATAAAGACTCAACTAGAAAAGATGCGTCTCAGTGAAGGATACTGTGTGTACTTCAACGATGATCAGGACATCAAGAAAATGAAATGCGACTGGTATCTGAAAGCTCACAAATTCAGGAGCAACTGTTCATTACCATACATACTAGATTTATTTCTAGAGCAAGATTGTCCAGATATAACCTCATTTGTCAAAGCTCTTGAAAAAGAGTATGACTTTGAGTGTGCTCCTGAAGTTAAATCGTATGCCTCGATAATATGTAGAGCCTATACAGATGTGCAAGTAATCATACTTAGAGTCAAAGACTTCACAGGAACGCTAGACGGCAAAAACAACAGAAAGACTGCGGCAGAGGCTATATTAGCAGAATACAAGGACTCAGGATTAACAGGTGTAGCGTTTAATTGCTTGGACGGAAGAGAAACAACAAAACATCAACTCAAACAACTGATACTTCAACAACTATGAGTGTAGACGATAAATC